TAGCGCCTGTTCCACCAATGAACCCTGTAACTCCAGTAGCGCCAGTTCCACCGACAAACCCTGTAACACCAGTAGCGCCTGTAGAACCAGTAAATCCTGTAGTTCCTCTTAAGCCAGTAGCACCAGTTCCACCAATAAAGCCAGTTATACCAGTAGCACCAGTTCCACCAATGAACCCTGTAACTCCAGTAGCGCCAGTTAAACCTTGAACGCCTTCAGGCTTAGATATTACAAAATTATCCTGCGAGCTTTGCGTATAGTCAATAGTCAATATATATGAAACTGAGCTATCACTTATCATAACCTGCGTTATGGAATTACCATCACTACCCGGTGGTCCTGTAATACCAGTAGCACCAGTTCCACCGACAAACCCTGTAACACCAGTAGTGCCTGTAGAACCAGTAAATCCTGTAGTTCCTCTTAAGCCAGTAGCGCCAGTTCCACCAATGAACCCTGTAACACCAGTAGCACCAGTTCCACCAACGAACCCTGTAACGCCAGTAGCGCCAGTTCCACCAATGAAACCTGTAACTCCAGTAGCACCTGTTCCACCAATGAAACCTGTAACTCCAGTAGCGCCAGTTCCACCGACAAACCCTGTAACACCAGTAGCGCCTGTTCCACCAATAAATCCAGTAACACCAGTAGCACCTGTTCCACCAATAAATCCAGTAGCACCTGTTCCACCTCTAAATCCAGTAGCACCAGTTCCACCAATAAATCCTGTAACACCAGTAGCGCCAGTTCCACCAATAAAACCTGTAACGCCAGTAGCACCTGTTCCACCAATAAATCCAGTAGCACCTGTTCCACCTCTAAATCCAGTAGCACCAGTCCCACCAATAAAGCCAGTTACACCAGTAGCGCCAGTTCCACCAATAAATCCAGTAACGCCAGTAGCACCTGTTCCACCAATAAATCCAGTAGCACCTGTTCCACCTCTAAATCCAGTAGCTCCAGTTCCACCTATGAAACCTGTAACACCAGTAGCGCCAGTTCCACCAATGAACCCTGTAATGCCAGTAGCGCCAGTTCCACCAATGAACCCTGTAATGCCAGTAGCGCCAGTTCCACCAATGAACCCTGTAATGCCAGTAGCACCAGTTCCACCTATGAATCCAGTAGCGCCAGTTCCACCAATGAACCCTGTAACACCAGTAGCACCAGTCCCACCAATAAATCCTGTAATACCAGTAGCACCTGTTCCACCAATGAAACCTGTAACACCAGTAGCACCTGTTCCACCAATAAAACCTGTCGCTCCAGTTAACCCTGTGCTTCCAACAGAGCCAGCGCCAGCCACTATTCCACTACCATTCCAAAATAAATTTGAACCACTAGCATATAAAATATTATCTACTATGGATGGAACGCCACTAGGTATTCTAATTCCGCTAGCAACAGTAATTCTGCCAGAAGTAGATATGTCTCTATTTGGAAACCAACCGGAACTACTCCAGCTTAATACATTACCAGACTGTATACCGCCCGTGTAAACTGGAAACCCTTGAATCTGCGAGGCGTTCCATTGGGCAATTCCACTTCCAACTTTTGCAGGAGATAAACTAATAATCCAGTTGGGATTTACATAATTTCCAGTACTGTATACTATATTACTTAATGTAATTTGGTTTCTTTGAATTAATGGCATTATCTTTTCCTGTATAAAGTGAAACTAATTATCTTATTAATCAAATGAAACTTTTAAAGCTCCGCTAGAAAATACAAATTGATCATCCAATCTAATATTTCTAGGCGATGATAACTGTCCATAAAATAATATATTCCCACTGGAAACATTGTCAGAAATAAATACTCCAGATATATCTCCGATATTTGCTGTTGCAATAGGAAATTCAATGGGGCTAGTGTTATGAGTGCTTAATGCAGTCCCAGATGTATATGGGGTAATCCAGTTTGTGGCATTTGAGGCGTAAGCTTTTCTTGTATATGATCCTGTTGCTGGCTCATCAACTATTCCATTCTCAATATTTTGAGGAACAAAACTTTTGACCAGTCCAATATATAGAGTAGATGGAGCAGAATATGCAAATGCTCTAAATACATGATTTATAATTCCAGACTCTAAATAATTACTCAATGCTCCCATTTTTTTCTCCTATAATGTATATATATTTACTATCATTATATACACAAAAAAATAAAGAGCGGGCTTATGGCCCACTCTCTATTATTATTTTTTTTATTTTTTAGCTTTAATTAGAAGCTAGCAGCTAAGACACGACGATTATCTAAGACGCCGAAACCAATTTCAGCCCATCCATAATAACCTTGACGTTGTGAACGGTGTAGAGCTTCGTCTTCGAAGATTTCTACCTCTCTCTTAACTGGCATAACGAAAGAATCGCGAGCGTTTAGGTCTAGGCCAACAATCAATTCAACGTCAGAGTTTGGTCCAAGCGAACCAGCTAGATCTGATGTGAAGAATGTTTGGTATTCTTGACCGTCACCGAATTCAAATAAGCCAGTTAGATTTACACCGAAAATACGTGTAATAGGAGCGCCACCATCGGCTGATTGGTAAACTTCACGGCGTGATGTGTCGTCAAGTTGGTCAATACCCCAGTTACGAACGTCTTCGATAGCTTCTGGTGACAGGTAGAAATCAGTTAAACGACCTGTGGCTGTAACACTGTTACCACCACCGTTGCGTAACATGACAGTCTTACATAGAGAAATCAATCTCTTTGTAAATTGACCAGCAGCAGCATCGCCATCATAGACGAGGATATTGCGGTCAACAGCAGCAGCAAGAACTGTGTGCCAGCCATCGTCGTTAATCTTCTTAACGAAACCAGCCTCAAGAACTTGCATAGCGCGAGCTACGATGTCCCAACGGGCTTCGCGAGCATAACGAAGAAGGAAGTCAATGCTGTTGGTGATGCCATAGGTGTTAACCATGACGTAATCGCCTTCAACATGCTTTTCAGGAATGCGGCCATGGCCCGGATTGGTATAGGCGGTATAATCGCGCTCAGTACCCGGAGCAAGAAGATCCAGTGGGAATTCTGGTGAAGAACCCGGTTCTAGAACCATCTTTTCGAAAATGCCTGTTACGACATCGCCGAACATAATACCTTTACGTAGTGGAAGTTCTAAAGCTTTGGCAATTTCTCTCTGTGCATCAAGTGCAACAGCTTTATCTGAATTACCAGAACGCTTTAGAAGATCGATAAAATCTTGACTTGGACGAGTTAATGACATTCTAATGTTCTCCTTTTTTATAATTATGGAAGGTTGATTTCGACTTTGGCGTAACCGTCAGCATCTTTCGCTGTTAAGAAGCGACCGATTCTTGCAGCTCCCGCATCCAAAGATACGGCCTTACCAGACAGTGAAATCAATCCACTCTCTGCAACATAAGCGGCATCTCCAGCAGCTGGAGTTCCCGATGTTGAAATTCTATTTGTAACAACATAGCCTTTACGAAGGACGGTAACTTTACCACCTTTTTGAAGCTCGTCTTTGTGCCAGTTGATGTGCTGACGGGTAAGGTCTATATTAACCATATCATTTAAAAGAATGCCAATTGCAACTTTACCAGATGGGTTAGCAACGTATGTAACTACGTTTGAAGCTGTGTCCATAGCAGCGCCTGAAGGAGTAGCTGAAGAAGATAGTGTAACAACACCACCTCTTTCGGCAACTTCATTCATGAAGTATGAGACATCAGTTTGTAATTCGTAACGGTCGCCTTTTAATGCCATTTTTAATAGCTCCTTTAATTATTTAATATTAGCTGTAGTTTTTAGGACGTTCTTAGAAAACCATTCACTCGCAAAAGATCTGATTGATTCTTCTTCAGCGTTTTCTGCCATAGGAATTTGTGTTTCGTCAGCTTCAGCCGTTTCTAATACTGAAGCATCAGCTTCGTTAGCATCAATTTCTTCGGAAGCTTGTACTGATTTACGCACATATACATTGACTGGAGTATTCGGTGCTTCAACTTTCTTTTCAACCGGATATGTTGCAACTTTCTTGATTGCAGCAAGCACGGTTTCAAAAATTTCATCAGAAAGAGATTCAAACTTAGCGACTGTTTCTTCTAGTTCAGCTTCGGCAATGCCAGCATCAACTAGTTCTGCTTTGCGCTTCATCATCATCTTTTCTTTTTTCATTTTATTTACTTCTTCTTCGTTCATAGCAGCTTTTTCTTTCATCTTCTTCATTTCTTCTAGCATCTTTTCTTTTGCAGTTTTTTCAACGGCAAGAGCTTCTTGAACTTCGGCTAGTTGAGAAAGAAGAGAAGCAACAGTGACCTCAGTTTCAGACTTAGCTTTCTTAGCTTTTTCAGCTTCTTCTTTCATCTTATCTTTCATCTTGTCAGCAGCTTCTTTTGCTTCCGCGAGTTCAGCCTTTAGAACTTCTAAATCATCTTGCATAGTTATCTCCTCGGCTTTTGATTCATTAAAAAATATTGATTTTGATTTATTTAGTATAACACTTCTAGGGTTTGCAGGTTTCTTAACCAGACCAACCCCAGAAAAAGAAAAGTTACGTAATAGTCTACCTATTTTATACCCATTATATTCGCCACCACCGCCATAAGCTCTTAAATGCTTAGTTAAAAAAGCTGAAGTTTCTTCTCTTTTAATAAGTTTATTCTCGCCTTTGGAATCAATAAGAGCGTAATCAAATGCTGGAAATAGACATTCCATTGATACATGCCATGTGTTTCCACTTTCAATATCACTAATGATATCTTTCATGCGACCTTTAAGAGTTTGATCAGACCAGCTAGTATAGAGTACAGAGCCAATTACAACATCAAAATACACAGGAAGTTGATTATTTTCATTAATATCATCTACTCTATTTCCAATATCATCTACAACAGATGCGCTAGTTATATGCCCAATAATATCTTTCTCATCGTGCATATAATTAAATTGCTTATCTTCTGGCGTAGTTCTAGCTTTCCAAGTTTCAGCAGCATCAAAAACATCGTCGTTTTTATTCCAACCAACACTAGCTAAAATAGATTTCATATAATATAAATCGACTTGGTTTTTATTTTCTGCAATGGCTTTGCAAACCTGAAGATCTTTTTGAGTAGGTATATAAGACTCTACTTCAGAGTACATTGCAATAGAAGCATTGCTTTGAACTAGTTCTGCTATACCATCTTTAATTTCTGCTTTGTATATTTTCATGCATTTACCTCAGTCTGTTCAGTGTAAACCGTTGCATATATATATTTCATTTCATCAACAGTTGGCTTTCTATTATTAATATACACAAAGTTTTCTATTTCATCGCTAACTTTACTAACGAATGCTTGAGTTGGTTTATGAGCAGAGTCTATAAGGCTTTTAATAATTTCTGGGTTTAGTTCAATAAATGGTTCTAATCCAGTTAGTAAACATAGTTTTAAATATTCTAACTGATCAAATTCTCCTTTAGTTAATGACCTTACATTTTTTTTATTGTAAAAATCTAATATCATTGGGGTCACCGTCTCCGCTATTGTTTTTTGAGCATTGAATGCCCATAACACAGCAGTAGACTCTCCAGACTTAGGAAGAACACGTTTAGTTTTTCGCTTTATAGAATCCTTGGTATTTAGAGGTCTTCCCCCTTGTGGATTACCTTCGGGTGATTTTGAATTGTTCTGTGTTCCACCACCAGTAGGAGTTGCGATTGGAAGGTCTTTTTTAGGAAGGTCAAGCTCATCATAAAATGAATTATCCAATCCGTCTTTTGTAACAAGAACTTTAGATATATCGTTACGCAAGTTTGGATTATGATACGGCGATGCCTTTTGAGGTGTTGTATTGTCGTTTCTACGAGCTTGTTCTTCTCTGCGGATTCTTGTCTTTTCAATGTCTGGCATTTCCCCAAATCTTTCAAGAATAGTTTCATTAGAAATAATTGCACGGTCGGCGAGATTGATTAATAGCTGTTTAGCCGCACTTTCATCTGAAAGAATAATGGAGTCAAATCTAATTTGTGCAGGAAAACGAAACCCCATAGCCTTCTGAACCATCTCAATTTCTTTCTGCCAGAATTGAGTTAATAACTGACGACCGTATTCTAATCTTTCAATAAGCGTTTTTAAAGAAACATAATTATTAGTATATCCTCCTCCAGTAGAAGCTCCTGTCAATGTAGGAGGGATTCCCAGCCCTGCATAAATAGATGTTAATACAGGTTGATATTTTTCACTTCCTAAGAATTTATATACTTGCGATTGACTTTCTTTGAAGTCCAACTCTGGACCCCAAACAAGATCCATAGTACCGCCACCAGTATTTGAAGCTAAAATATCGCGAACTTTATTAATAACATCGCGACGAGGAATAATTTTGTGATCTAAGCTACCAACTCTCCATAAGCGAATTTGAGAAATAGCGCCATCAAGAGCTGCTAAGTCAGCCAGCTTCATCTTTTCTAGCATGATAAGGTCATCTAAAATAGCATAGATCATCGGATTGGCCCATACCAACCAGTCATCTTTTTTATAATAATAAACTTCTATCTTGTCTTTATCTAAAGGAATTTGCCTCTTACCTTCTTTAACCATCTTCTGTAAGTCAGGCGGCAGTTTAGAGAATGTATTTCTTGCAGTTACATTACTTGCAGTAAAAGAATCATAAGTTGTACGCGACAAGTTCATTACAAAGATTGGATCACCAATAAACATGCCGTTATAAAAATTAAGAACATCGACAGCTAATGGATTCAAAAAGTCATATGCCCAAGGTATTTCGCGCTTTACATACTTTGGGGTTTGTACTTCCATGTCAGCCCCAGACGTTCTACGCAATTCAGCTTCTTTATTTGTATTAATTTTAGCTGTGCGTCTTTTTATAATTACATTTCCTGAGCGATATAAATAATTAAGAAATCTTTCAGACCTTTCAACACCACGAACTTGCTCAAACCATTTTTTATAAAATCGTTCAATAGCTTTGTTTGGGTGAACTATATCAATGCCCTGCGCTCCAAAATCACCCATTAGGTCAATAACATTTCTAACAATGCCAACTCTATCATAGGCGTCCATACACATCTTCATGATGCGTTTTTGACGTGTAGGAACTGCTTCTTCTGGGCGAAAACGATAGTAATCGTTACGAGTTATACTTGTACGTACAGATCTATTAGGTTCAATATCAAGATAAGTTCTATACGTGTAAGCGAGAGCTTTTTCTTGTTGAACTGGGGCGTTTTCTGCATAAGCTTCACTTGCCTCGGCGAAAGCTTTGCCTTTGTCCGAATCATCTGTCCACGTTGAGTACATTTCATGATCTTGCATTAGTATTGAATCTCCTATTAATAGAATTGGTAATCGTATTAATATACACAAACTCTTTTAATAGTTGTATAATTCTTTTGCAGCATCTGCAAACCATTGCGGACCCGAATAATAATCTTTGCCTCGTTCGCCAACATGTCTTTGGGCAAATCCTACATTCTTGTAATAATCTTCATCGTATTTAATAGAAACTCTTTCTATATTTAATCTTCTTGCCGCATCATTAGCCATTAACAATGCAGAGTATCTATCTTTACGAAGTTTATTCTTTTTGCCACTTTTCGTGTCTGGAGTATCCCATCGTTCGCGCCCATTCTGACTTTGTGAAATTACAATTAAAGCCAGTTCATCTTTCAGTTGCTCAATTTCAATTACGCAATCTTCTAGCGTATCAGTTAATCTATTTAATTTTTTATCCTCTTCAAGAGAAAGACCTAGAGTAGCAGTGTCGAAAAAAGGAAATATAAGCGCTTTGTCCTCCATGTCTTTTCTTAGAGAGTGGTTAGCTTCTCCAAGCCAAATTGCACTTGAAAAATTACATACATTTATAATATGTAGTCCGGGTTCGTCATCTGTTGGCCCCGTTTTATCCTCAATTATTTTGGGCCATATGGAAATTTCTTTATCTTTTAATTTATCTTTATCATGCAAAGATTCCATGACTGCAATCCCGCCGCCCATTGGGTCCATAGCTATTTCTATAGTTGGAAATATTTTCATTAGATTTCGAATTTTTCTAGCGCAATATCCATAAAAATCATTATCTTCAGTCATATTAGCTTTCACTGCTTCTCGGTGACGATCTCTGGTGGTCGTCCAAGCGTAAACTACTCTTCTATGATCTTCATTAATTTCAAGCACGACAATTGAAAAATTATCAACTTCAGACGCTGGGTCAACACCGATAACATATTGTTTATTGGGGTTTCCTCTTGTTGACGCCTCAAAAAATACTTCTCCAGAAGGAAGTACAATTGGTTTATTTTCTGAGCATACGCACGATTCAATAAGACTACGTTTAAAGAACCCCTTGCTATCTGTTGAAAAACACGCACCATATTCCATCTGATAGATCCCCGCATGGACAGTCGCTTTGGATCTTGAGATTTGGCCTTCATCCATAAAACCCGGAGGCAGTAGCTCTACTGGAATTCGATAAACTGCATAATCTCGCCAATTAAAATCTTCTGGAACTTCACCTCTAAAAATTTCAGATAATTTATTATATTCACCCCTGCTTCTAACTATTGCATGATATTTCTTCCAATATTCTGCAAAGTGATTAAAATCATAGTATGCTGTTCCTGATAATATAATTTGATTAGATCTATAAAATTCAGAATTATCAACTACAGCTTCTAAACTAATTCCTAGCTCTTTCGCTCTTTTTTCTCTAGCCCTTGCTTTTACTTTTTCTATAGGCGAACTTGAAACAGCCGCGAAACCAGCAACAACATTTTCAAAGATATCTCTGGGGATAGAAGCAAATTCATCAGCAACAATATCATTAGCTCTTTGTCCTCTAATTTTTTGCCCATCGCCCAATGGCAAGAAAGTAATAATCCCTCTGTTTATTCTAACTGTACATCTATCGACATCTCTAGTACAGCCACTGCTCTGATCACACAAGTCTCTTAAGACCGAGGCATTGCGCCAAATTCCCTCTGCATATTCATAAAGAACTTTAGACTGCCTAAAAGCAGCTCCAACGACAACAACTTTACGTTCTGGCAGGAAGAATATACGCAACATGCAGTATAGAGATAATAAAAAAGATTTCCCAAACCCGCGAGATCCAACTAACATGGGGAATTTTCGGTTCCACATATCACATAGGATCAAAGCTTGAGTCGGAGAAATCTCTATATTAAATATATGTTTACAGACAAACGAAAAGTATTCTGGCCTTGTCATTAACCATGCAAGTTTTTCTGGTAGTTTAGTTTTATCTTCCCCGGCTAATGAATAAGTATACTCTAAAGGATTAAATAATAATTCTTCATCTACTTCTATATTTAGCCATGCATCTTTAAGTTTTTTGTCTATATCTTTCATGTGTTCTTTTCATAAGTGAAAGAGCTAGTTGCTGAGCATAAAACCTATTACTGCAAAACATAATTTTAACTTTATGATCTAATTGTATTTCCATAATTTGTTTTAATAGGTACTTACCGCCAATTTTGGCGATTTGCTGTAGTCTAGCGTTGTGATTGTGGAATGGATATTCTATAAGATCTTTCAATGGAAATTCGCAAATAATAAATGAATGAGGAAATTCATCCATTCTAATTAGTTCTTTTTTAAATCTTGAAAAGTCTTTGCCTAAATTTGTGGCAAACTCTTCAATACAACCCTTGCGTTCTATACATAAAAGCTTCTCAAACCCTTGGATCGTGTAGTCACCAGTAGATAGAGTGCTAATTTCTTGTGCAACTGTATGTTCGAACTCAAAACTCCAAGGCGTTTGTTCTCTTGTGTCTTGAATAATAATAAATTCAGGGGGCTTTCCGTTCATTTCTTTTTACCAGTTCGTATAAATAGCCAGCGTAAGCAGTTTCATATCCAGTAATTTGTTTGTGACATTGTTTACATAGACATATTCCATTACTCCTCTCGTATCTTAACGTAGGAGAGTCGGCCCATTTACTCAAATGATGAACCTGAAGATCATATTTTTTCTTTGAGCCGCACATTTGACATGTGAACTTATCCCGTTTTAAAACGTCGGTTCTAAACTTCTTGTAATGTGGATCGTTGTAGTCTCGCTTCGGCCACGTCATGTTCTACCATTCTTTCTACTAGACTATAGAAGGATATTTCAGGCGACCACTTTAATTTTTCCTTGGCCTTTTTGGGGCTTCCGCGAAGAAATTCAACTTCGGCAGGACGATAAAACTTAGGATCAATAACTACATGTTTTTCCCAATTTAAATCATAACGAGAGAATGCCACTTCTAAAAATTCTTTAATAGTATATGTATTACCAGTGGCAACAACATAATCATCGGGGTTTTCTTGTTGAAGCATTAACCACATAGCCTTGACATAATCTTGCGCATGGCCCCAATCGCGATGAGCATCGAGGTTGCCAAGGCGCAACTTAGGAAATTTTTTATCTTTTTCACTTGCTATAAATTCCCCCAACCATTTTGTGATCTTGCGGGTCACGAAGTTTTCGCCCCGGCGTTCACTCTCATGGTTAAAAAGTATTCCAGAACATGCAAAAATATTATAAGAGTCTCTATAGTTACGAACTAAATGATGTCCCGCAAGTTTAGCAATCGCGTAGGGCGACTGTGGATAAAATGCAGTTTCTTCATTTTGAAACTTAAGTGGATTTTCCCCAAAGTCATCATACACAGTAGTATAGTTTTTCCCGAACATTTCACTAGAGCTTGCTTGATAGAATTTAGTATCAGCACTCTCATTGCGAATTGCCTCAAGAGCATTCAAAACCCCCTTAGCTGTTGCATCCCACGTATATGAGGGCTGTTCAAAAGAAGTCGCCACATGTGACTGGGCAGCAAGATTATAATATTCATCGGGCTTTATAATCTTTAGAATTCGGGCCACAGTGTAGGGATCGCATATGTCGCCCTCTAACAAATGAAAGTTTTTATTTTTTAAACAATCATCTGTTAGCCTTGAGAAATTTGAATTAGAAGTTCTTCTGTATATCCCGTACACTTTATATTTATTAGCAAGTAGTAAATCAGCTAAGTAAGAACCATCTTGTCCTGTAATTCCTGTAATAATTGCCCTTTTCATACTTTGCATCCTTTCCTAACATTGTCCGGCGCCCACATAGGCTGTAAATTAGTATAATGAAAACACATTTTAACTTGTTCAGGATCTTTTAAATCAAAGCTTTTACAAGGTAGTATATGATCGATATGCCACCCATTCATTGTATTACCATCTACCATTCCATAGTTTTCCCACGACATGCCCGGCTGAAATTGCTTTTCTAGATGTTCTTTTAGGAATTGAGCAGAGCATCCAATTAATTTAACTGTACTCATTCCATCTTTCTTAGTTCCTTGGGCCTTTAAAGCAAATCTAATCCTTGAGCTTAAGTTTTTCTTTACTATTACATTAATTTGGCCCCGCCTTCTTTCGTCAATCATAGAGTTGTGACATCTAATGCAGTGCATCATTCTTAAATTATAATTAGGTTTCATATAAAACTTATAAGAAGGTTTTTCTATTTTGCAAAATTTGCACACTTGTGTATATTCAATATTATTTTCTATACACTCTGTCTGGTATTTTCTGCACTTTTCACATCTGCGTTCGTTACAATTGCTACATTTCATCCTTCAACTGTCTCCGGTGTTAAAAATGGTTGATCCGAAGTGTTATCTTCGTACTTATGGGTTTGAGATAATCTCTCCCGCTCTTTGTCCATGGCCAATCTCATCTTTTCCATCTCAATGCCCGTGTCATGTCTAAAATCCGAATCCAAAATAATTTTTTTAATCAGAGCCGAAAAGGTTTGTTTGCTATCCTCGATAGCTTTGATACGCTGCTCGCGAGTACCTTTTAGATCTTTAATCATAGAGGACTTTTTAGTCTGCAAATCCTTGAAATCCCTAGACAAAGCCTCTCTCGTAGCTATCAAAACCGCAATTTGTCGATCTATATTGGCGAGACTCCTGTAAACTTCTTCTTTGTCTTGGGGGCTTAAAAAAGATATTCTTTGACTGTCTTCTATCTTTATCTTCTCAAGTTCAGAAACTTGCCGGATATTATCATTTTGGGACTTTAAACATCTGTTCATTAAGATCTCTAGTTTAATAGTGTCCACAATTTGAATTTCTTCAGTGTGAAACACGTCATCTTTAAACTGGGACCACATTTTTTTCCAGTGAAAAACAAACATTTCAAGTTCGTCCTCATTGAACTGACCCTCCAGTTCTCGCCAGTACGCCTTGTCTTTTAATTCATTATAAGCCTCGACCTCCTTTTTATCGGAGGCCGTGAAGCCCAAATTTTGCTGAATCCACAATTTGACAGATTTAGGATCGCGGTCTAAAAAGGAAGCAATATTTTCAAAGTGCATCGCCTTGATATTATCTTTGATGTACTGCTGTTCAGCGAGATCTAATCTTCCTTTACGCATAGAATTTCTCCATGATCGCCCGAAGCTCTTCTATTAATTTTGCTTTTTTAGTTTTAGTTAAGCTCTGATCATTGCGAAACCGCAAGTAATCGCTTCGCATATTTGCAGGTAAATGACAGTCAATATAATCTAAAAGCTCGCGGCTTTCAAGGGAGTTTGAGGATTCCGAACTTATTAAGAAATTTTGAATAGTATCGACAGACTGGGCCTCAAGTAATTTTCGTTTGCCCTGCTGGATAATTTCGGCCTTTCCCTCGTCGGGCCTATAGTAGTTATCCCGCTTAAAATTAATCAGGCGATTTTTTATATGGGTGGATAAGAAGTTTTCCAATGGGCGAATCTCGTCATATCTTTCCATGGCGTCCATTCCAATGATGAATGCCTCCTGCGCTATGTCTTCCTCTTCGTAGTTTGCGAAGGTAAATTTATTTGCTAGGCGCGAAGAGATCTTGGATATTGTCGAAATTACCTGCTCCTCTGTCATATTTTTTGGAATTTTCATTGACCTTTGTGGCTCCTGAAGGTATAATGGGGTCGGGTACTAGAAGATCGCGAGCAACAGCTTTTGCTAGCTCGTTAGTTTCAACTACATTTAAACTAGAACTTATTGTTTTGCTCATGAGATTTTTCCTATGAAAAACACAACGGTATTAAATAGCAACTACGCGCACCTAACAGTTGTATCTTGGAAGCGGGGCTTAAAATTATTAATGGCCGGGAAAGTCCACCCTGTTGATTTTTATGACGACTATGAGGTGCAATCAACTTCGGGCGAAACTTTTCAGGTTCCCCGAACAATCGTACTCAAGAAGTATGTAAAATTGCCCGACCGGATGTATCGCCCCAATCGACGTAATATTTTCCTCCGTGATAATTATAACTGCGCGTACTGTCTTCGGCAACTAAATGCTGAAGAATTATCAATTGACCACATCATTCCAAAAAGCCGAGGGGGGAAAGAGACATGGGAAAACTTGGTGACAGCTTGCAAGACATGCAATTGTGCGAAGGGCGACAGGACTCCAGAGGAAGCAGGAATGAAGCTCTGGCCAGAATAGAGCGCGAAATAAATAATTATTTAATGGATTGCTTTATAATGACGGATATCGTTTTGAAGCGAGATGATCTAGCTCGTTACGGATTAGATCTCTCTGTTGTTGATCTCATTTATGGGGGGTTCGAAGAGATTGTTGTTGGTGACGGAACTGTGTCTGTTGTGTACTCTTGTTAGATTAGGTGATACTTTTATATTTTATTTGGTTAATGCGTTGGACCCACCCGCCGTTTTTTAGAAAAACTGTAGGCTAAGCTAATGAACAAAAAACCACCACCCCCTGCCTTACCTATCCTTCCTAAATGGTTCAACCATCATATTCACTACCATCAGTGCATACACCCCAACTGGACATCCCATCACCACCACCAGCATCACATAGTTATTCATCTATCACCTTGCCTTTCTCTATTTATTGTATCGACATAATCAGCAGATTACAATAGCAAAAAGCGAAAAAAGTATTTTGAGATTCTTTGAAAATAGATGGTGAATAATCTTGACGATAGGCCAGTGATGTGCTATATTATATATATAAGAGATGAGTGATGCGGAACTAACACAAGGGAACGATACGATGTTCAAATCAAGCAACGAAACAAAGCGATCAAGCAAAGCAAACAACGGTCAGAACAAGTTCGCTAAAGCCAACACGACACCCGCACTGGTCAGCGATAACGCTAGACTTGTCGCCTGTCCTAATGGTGAACTAAATCTTGTATACACTGCCCTAGGTATGAATGTCTACATGAACAATCAAGCCGATGCGATTGAATTGTTCAACCTAGTCAACATTGAAGGCTTGACGGTCGCAGAACTGAAAGAATTTGGTTTCGGCTGGTAATACAATTGACGTAAGCCTTTAGTACATAAGGAGTTATGACTATGGGCGCAGGGGGAAATGTCGTAAATCCTTACATAGTAAATACTTACGTAACACCAAAAATACTTTGAAAATCTTTCGAAATACTTGGTGAATAATCTTGACACTAGTGGGTAAATGTCCTATACTATATATATAAGGAATGGGGAATGAACCTCATCTAAGCGACAAGAAAAAAGGAACGATACCATGAAGAAGTCAAAAAAAACCAACATCACCTCAGCACTAGTCAACGACAATGCTCGGCTTGCCACCTGTCCTCAAGGTGCGTACAATGTTGTATACACCGCCCTAGGCATGAATGTCTATATGACCAATCATGCCGAGGCTGTGGAATTGTTTGAACTTATCAATGTTGAAGGTTTAACAGTTACAGAACTAAAGGCTTTAGGTTTTGCTTGGTAATACAATTAACGTAAGCCCTTGCTATATAAGGAGTTATAGCAATCGGCGCACGGGCGCAAGCCCTAAGTCCTTACATAGTAAACACTTATGTAATGCGACATATCTATCTCATTAGTGTACAAAAATACTTTGAGAATCTTTCAAAATAGTTGGTAGATAATCTTGACACTAGATCTATATACGCTATAATATCTATATAAGAAGTCAAGCAAGTCACCAACACAAAGGACCGATACGATGTTCAAGTCAAGCAACGAAACAAAGCGATCAAGCAAAGCAAATAACGGTCAGAACAAATTTGCTAAAACCAATATGACGCCAGCACTGGTCAACGATAACGCTAGGCTTGTCACCTGTCCTAACGGCGAACTGAATGTAGTTTACGTTGCTTTGGGTATGAATGTTTACATGAACAATCAAGCCGAAGCAATCGAACTGTTTAACCTAATCAACGTCGAAGGCTTGGAAGTTGCCGAACTCAAGGCACTAGGCTTCGGTTGGTGATAGACGAACACCTAACACAAGGGGATAGATATGAGCGATTTCCTGAACGATATGCAATGTGATGAATTGGTTGATGGTCAATACTTCAATGGTCAATACGTACCTACTGAGCAGGACTTAGTTGACATGGCCGAAACGTGGGACGATGGTGAACTCGACTACAATTATGATTACATGGAAACGGAATCCGATGTATATCAGGACTCGTCATATGATGATGAGCCTAATGGGTGGAGCGATCACCTAGAGGGATATGAATGCGACTAATGTAAGAGAGCCGAAAGGCTCTCTTTTTTTGTAGGTATCATATCAACATATACATATACGTTTATTAGTTGCAAGTATAGATGGCATAAGGAGTTATGGAAAGCCGCCCTAGGGCGAACGCCGTAAGTCCTTACTGTGTAACACCTTATGTAATCAGCTAGGCCGACAGGTGTAATGGGATAAGAACGTCTAATTAGTGTACAAATAAACTTTCTAAAATCCGTCAAAATACTTAGGAATTATGTAGACATGGGACAGCAAATAGACGATAATATATATATAAGAAGTAGAGAACAGTAACCAAGAGCAAGGGACAGAAACATGCAAGCGACGATCACAAACAGCGGTTGGATTGTAAGCCGGAACAAATTCGGTCAATACTCATACAGCAAGGTTGATGCCAAGCGTATGTGTAGCGTATCCCAAACACGGGATTTCGGTTTCGTGTTGGCAATCACTTGCCTAGTGACTGGCAAGGTTCGCAAAATGTGGAATCTTGCAAGTGTAGAAGAAGCCAAAGAAACTTACGAGAATTTCTAAGAATTGTCTTGTAAGATATGGGTACATGTGGTATCCTATACGTATAAGAGATAGATGACAGTAACCAAGCCCAAAGGAACGATACTATGACGACTAAAGCTACTCTACTCGCAATGCTGGCCGATCTGTCGGATGATGCCGTTGTGACTTTCTGTACACGGGATAATAACCTGAAACTTCGTGGGCTTTCTAGTAACGCCTCTGGAACTGCTGTATTGTTCTGCCTTACGGTTGACCATGAGGCAGATAAGGCAGATGACGAATTCGTAAAGAATTTCAAAAAACCATCTTGACTTTGGTGCTGGAATAGTCGATAATATATATGTAAGGAATGAGCCTTACACAACTCTAAGGAACTGATCATGAGCAACGTATATGTGGTGACGGATTGTGATTACTGCGGCGAGATGGCCCTTTGCGTCGCTAATGACGCTTGGGGCGGGACGTGCTGTAAGGCATGTGCGGCAAAGCAAGCCGCTCGCCGTAAGGCAGAGCAAGAGGGCGAATAATGAACACGTGTGATTTCTGTGGTGAATTGATCGAATATCCTATTAATACACGCTGTGCCGATTGTGTTAATTGGTGCGTTGAATTTCAAGCTGATTGTGATATCATAGCAGCAGAATGGCTAAAACAAATAGAGGAATTAACTCTCACGCCTTATGAAATATATATGCAAACGCCATTTGGAGGAGAGAGAGAATATGATTGAAATGCAATAGTTATTATATATATGCAATTGATATAAGCCCTTGCTGTATAAGGATTTAGGAAATTCGCGGCTAAGCGGCTCGCTGTAAGTCCTTATGTAGTAAATACTTATGTAATGTGATATATGTGTCTAATTACTGTACAAAAATACTTTCGACAATCTTTCAAAATAGTTGGGAATTATGTAGACATAGGCGACGAAATAGACGATACTATATATATAAGAGATAGGTGATAACAATCAACGCAAAGGAAAGAATCATGAACGTGAAATACTCAAACAAAGTGGTAGTCAAAAAAGCCTTCGAAATTCCGGCGAGAGAATTTAACTTGCAAATGGATTCTATCAAATTCAACGTAGGTGTTGTGCTTTGGAAGTATAACGGGAAGTACAACAAGAGATGTCCGGCACTTGTAAAAGGTGGGCTGGAATGGGGTGCTTCATGGTGCGAAAGTGGTTATGTAATTCCGATGGAATACTTGGAAATAGTTTCGGAATTATCTTGATGGTTCGTGTTGGATATGCTAGAATATACGTAGTGATAGAGATGACAGTAACCAAGTAGAGAGATGACGATGAGCAAGACTAAGACCCACAAACAATCGGCCACAAAAAAGCAACTGGATCTCTATATCCAATTTCACATGGCAATTGATTCATTGCTAATGTATGACGCTGAAATAGCCGATGGATGGGATGGGCCAGACGCAAGGGCCAACACGTTGGAAGCATTGAAGGCTTTAATCAAAGGGGCTAAATAATGAATTGGAATAAATACCCCGATTCAATTCCAATCGGCGATACTCGCAAAGTATTAATGGTAATTGAATCTGGCCGTGGTAAAAAGGTTGTACTAGGTTGGTGGATAGCACCAACAGAATGCTTTTCATACGACTCTATAGAAAATGCCAATCACGATATGGTTGGTTGGTTGGATATTCCAGAGATAGGAGAGTAACACAAATGACAGTAAATGAATTAATCCAACAACTATCGAAATTGAATCCAGATACCCCGGTTCAAATTCAATATACAAATAGTTGTGCTGACTGGGGCATAACTAAAGAATGCACCGGCATTAGTACAATTGAACTAGGCAAACAATATAAAACACATGGGCCTGATATAGTCACAATAACAAGCAATGGAGAGGTACAATAATGAAAACCGCTACGTCGGAAATTGAATTGAAAATAAAGAAATTGCAAGATGATATCGAAGTGGTGAAAGCTGCCCGTGCTATACTAATCGCAGACACTTGGACTTGTAATCCTAGTGTCGAAATGTATATAAGATACAACGAAGAAAAAATTCGGAAGATGAAAAAGGAGATGGCTGAATAATGCTATACTACTCAACTGATTATGATTCAATTGCAATTGCATATGATGATAACGGCGATGTGATTGCATATGAATGTACATATCGTATAAATGAAATTACATATGTGGATGTATGGGAGCATGGGCCTTGTGACTGGTAATGAGTCATAAAGCCTTGCTATATAAGGATTTACGATGGGCCGGGCTAGGGCGAACGCCGTAAGTCCTTACGGTGTAACACTTTATATAATCAGATAGCCGCGACAGGTGTAATTGGATATCTATGTATAATTATCATATTAGTGTACAAAAATACTTTCTAAAATAGTTGGGAATTGTCTTTACCTTTGGGCCTAGATAGACGATAATATATACATAAGGGTAAGCAATCACTAGCAAGGGTAAGAAGAATGATGATTCAAGAAAAGGTCTCTGTGAACGTGGTAATGAGCGGCAAAACATACCGCAAGTTTATCATCGTAACGTCCGATGGATGTTATGACAATGTTTCACGGATTGTGGCCGATATGGTCAAGCAACAATGGGCCGGAAAGAATATCGAAAAATTCTTCTGGAATTATGCTTGACTTCTGCTCTGGATGCCGTATAATATACATAGTGATAGATGACAGTAACCAAGTGAAGGAATGAACATGCTCTACCAATATGACAAGTGTTTTTGTGAACGATGCGAAGAACCTGTGTACGTTCCCCAGTGGAACATGCCAGAATCGTCGCATAGCATCGTTTCCCTACGCAACATGGGAATCAAAAGCGATTTTGTTTCCAAGTCGTCTAAAACGTCTTTTGATCTTGTTTGCATCGACTGTTTAACGGAGTCCGAATCGGATCAAGTTGACGCCTATTTCGCAAAAACAGAACCAATCCAATATTCGAAAGCACACGCCGAAGCACTTATTCAGGCTGCTTCAAAGATGTTGCAAGAAAGGCTTGCCAAATGAGTGCCGATATGGTAGAATTAGCTTACCTGCGATACGTCTTGACTAATGGTGGTCAAGACATCGAATGTTCAATCGACGTACTCGCAATCTGTACCCGTATAGCAGAACTAGAAAAAAGGATCAAATGAGCGATTTCTTCATCATCGCGGTTCTCGGTTTCACTGGCCTATTAATGGTCGCTTCAATTCACAATCCTAGAGACTATGGCGGTTTTTTCGATGCCGAGAAATAAGATCAATATCGACTCAGATAAAGATGCTCGAATTGAGTATCTTGAAATGGAACTCGCCAAGGCTTTATATGAAAAGCAATGGTATGAGTTGAAAGTCAAAAATCTTCACGAACTCAACAAAACATTGATCCG